ATAACGTCAATCCTACCAACCCCAAAGGGTCTGAAATGCGGGTGTAGAAGAAAGGCTGGGGCGGCGGGTGACAATGGAAACGTGTTTGAAGAAATACCCCACCCCTAGTTGACCCGTATAGGGGGCTAGGTGGGTAACGGTTTGTTGCCTCGTTTACGGTTGCATTCACGATGTGCTGGTGCGAGAGGGGAGTCTGGGTGTCCTGCTATCAGATGGTCTGCTTCTATGCTGTCCCCGAACTCGAATGGCTTCTTGCATAGGTGGCAGTGGGTGGCTTGGGATTTTATTTGCTTCCTACGTTTCCTATAGTCGCTGTTATATAACTCGCGTTTCTTAGCCTGCCGTTCCGGGGAGTCCACCCGTATAGGCCGGCACTCGGCACAGTATGAAGAACCGCGCACCAGGATTCCGCATTTCAGGCAGGGACTATTGAAATTCATTGTGTCCCGAAGCGTGAACCCATGACTGCATGACCTCGATGAACTGTGTGATTGTCAAGTCTTCCAGCTTCTCCATGTCCAAGTGTGTGAACGCTTGCTCTGCTGCATCGAACAAGATGAGTAACTCGTCACCGGTCTTGTCGTGTTGTGCTGCCTTCAAATCAAGGAACAGGTACAACGGGAGTGAGAAGAAGTTTTGTGCTACACCTCTGAACGCTGGTGTGATGATCTCTATTGGTGGTCTGTTGTGTGCTCTCTCTGATGCCATCATCTTCGCAAAGTCAATGGGATTTTCATCGGTCACAGTAAGTCAATCTTCCCACGGAACGGCACGCCCGCCTCCAACTCGAAACAAGTGACAGCTGTGGTCGAATCCCCACCACCACCCGACATCCTCGTGTACCAGTCCGAACCGTTATCCATCGTGCTCGCTTGCACCCACCAACGCTCACGACCCTCAGCCCCCGAGAACTGTTCGACCCGATGATGATGGAAGTGCCCGCTAACCATGAGTGTGCTGGCCGCCAAATACGTGTCGTTGAATACGGCTTTAGTCCAGAAGCCTTGAAACGAATCTGGCCTAGCAACCTGGTGGCCGTGAATCGCCCCCAGAATGTGTGAGCCGTCACCGAACACATCAAACGCGAACCCCTCATCATGAGGTTGTGGGACAAGCCAACGATCTACCGGCAGTCCTACCTCGGTGGCGAGCCTGCGAATCTGTTGCAGAATCACAATCCCCCAGTCGTCAGTGCCCGGTCTACCCACCGCAGCCTTGTTCACCCGGAACTGGCAATGATTCGAGGCAACCGAACCGTAAGTCACCGAAGCGTACTTGCTGGCCAACTTCACCAAATCCCAAATCAACGCGGCACTGAGATCCACTTGCTGCATCGGGCTGAGAGTATTGCTTTGAAGTTGAGCCATGTCAGCCTTCGAACTCACCCCTTCGACAATGTCCCCCATGTCCAGGATGACTATGTGGTCGTAGTTGCCGGCCTTCAGCTTCTCCTCAATGCGAGCGTAAGAAGCATGGATGCGCTGGATACTTTCTTCGTGTCCGCCCCTCGAGCCGCCCTTACCAATCTGGAAATCAGCAGGACAAATCACATACGTGCGAGTGTTGCGGGATTTTTTCACCGGCTTAGGTGTGGTGCGTTTCGCCTGCGCGTACAACGTTGGCAAATCCAGGTCGGTGACCTTCCTGCGGAAATGGAAACGGTAAGCCGTCAGCCACTCCCCATCCCAACGCTGCCACTGCGAAGTCCGTGGTGTACCCACAATCTCATACTCGTCAGGTGGGTAGCCCCGCTCGAGGAGGAACTCGTCAAAGTTAGGTGCCTCCAACAACCCGCCCGTAGTGGCTGTGCCTTCGTTCCCGTCAAACTCCAACCCTGGTCGAAAGTCTTTTGGAGCTTTTACCTTCACCGCCGGTTCCAGGTTCTCTAGCATTAGACAACCCTACAGACACAACCAGCACAAGGCTCGCTCCTACGCCGGCGAATCATATGCTCACCCAAAGGCAAACCCCGTTGAATCAACGCCTTAGCCAAAGTCTTATGACCCCAAGCCTCACGATCTGCAAGAGCATCACGCAAAATCTTTTGGTCGTTGCTGTCCAGGTTCTCCAACACCGTGCGAATCATGCACGGAGTCACATGACCCGGAGCAACCATATCCTCAAGCATTAGCCCTAGTAGTCGCAATCAATTTATATGCGACCTCCAAGAACCACGGGTTTAGGTTCCTGGTCAACGCGCACTCACGCAACGACAACGCCAACGGGACACGAATGTCATCGAAGTCCTTATCCCAAATCAGGTTGTCATCCTGCAACAGTCGGGCCGCCTCATAGTACGGTGCGAACAGGTCATCACTAATCTTGCTTGCTTGCTTCTGCAATGTTGCTTGAACACTCATTATGTTTCTCCTCTGTAGGTTATTCGAACATTTGTTCTAATTTTGTGATAACAGGGCAACCGGCGGCAGTCGCGTGGGGCTAGGGCCGCCGGCCCCCGGCTAGGCCAGTCGCGAGATCGTGAAGTCCTCGATGAGTTCCTTCTCCTTCAGCCAAGTCCAAAAGGAAAGAACGCTGTCGTACTGTGGGCCATCGAGCTCGTAGGTGCGGGTTTTCTTGTTGAGCTTGGTTTCGATGATTTGGGTTTTCATGATTCCACCTTTCATGTTTTGGATCATGCCTTAAGGCTACCCAGGCAACTCCAGGAAATCAAAGGATTGAAACGCCCCGTTATCGTATTGTGACAATTCATTGACACGGATGAAAGCCCCCGGAACCCTCGTGTCCGCGTACACCTTCCACGCCAAAACACGAATCACCTGAGCATCATCCTCATACACAACCCCGGTCAACGAGTCCTGCACGCCACGGATCAACTTGTCAATATCCGGCGGCACGATCGGGTAAGGGCGTTTTACTGTTGACACGGAAGAAGGCCGGTCAAGATAGAACATGACTTCTAACTCAACCGGCCCCGACACTCTGACCCAACCGTTCACCAACACAGAGTGCTCCGCAGCAACGCGCACATCTTTTCGCCAAGCCGGAAGAAACTTGGATGACTCTACGAACCTGTTATTGCCGATGCTCTTTTTCGACCCTTGTGGTGCAGGCCGGCCCACAACATCAAAGGTTAGTTCCACGCCTCCCAGAATATCGCTTAGGGGATATAAACGACATCAACACGGCCAGGCAAAGAAGGGCACCGAAAATCCATCCGAACACGCCCGTCACATTATCGACCTGGTATGCGAGCAGAAAAAAGTTGAGCCCCATCGAAAATGCGAGAATCCGACCAAAGTATTCCATCACTTGCCCTTCCCAATCAAGCTCACCAACGACTGCAACAACACAAGAATTCGTTCACGCTCCAACTGCCTGCCAAGCTCAATGTCAGCCTGCCGGTTGTCCTCACCGGCCTCAAGAATCTTGCGCATACGCTCAGACATTAGAACGGAGCTTCCTCGGATATAACGCCAGGCGTTACAGTCGGCCACACCGCATTCACCGCAGCATGATCCACTTTGTCCGACACAACCTGATTCTCCGCAGGTGCCACAGAATCAGCACGAACCTTGATACTGAACCCGGGTGTCCCGTCACGCTTCTGGAACGTGTTAGTGCCAGTGATACGACCCGACACCACAACCTGCTTCACACCCTCCAACGGTGCCCGATTATCTGTGGTCACGTCATACGTGGTTTTGTCTACGGTTTCCCACTCACCCTGATGGTTCTGTTTTCTGACGTCAACAGATATCTTCAACGCCCTGCCCCAATCGAAATCCGCCACATTGTTCAACCAACCAGTCAACTCAATCCGAGCCTCATTCTTAATCACGATCTACCCCTTTTCATATCCGATAACATGCGCCATATTGACACAATCATTATTGCCGCAACTTCTGACACCCGGGAACATAGGTTTCCCATCGTCATCCAATGGTGTGATTTCATCCGCAGCGAACCTACCGCCCCACGGGAAACACTTCCCCTCGGTGGCAGAGATTGTCTGAACCCTACGCGCTCGACAGCTCGCACAGAGAATGAGCTTCCCCCGCCTCGAGGAAACACTCCACTCATAACCGCAACGCTCACACTGAACCACCGGCATCTAGTGATCGCCTAGCAATTTTATACTGAGAATCAGTGAACTCATAGTTTGCAACTTTACTACGTTTCACCCGAGGTTTCGGAACAACAGGCTTCGTCAACGCCAACAAATCCTCCCGATGAACACGCAGCATCTTCTCACCCCTTTGACGCTCAGGCAACAAACCCCGCTTTATCCAATTGCGTATCGTGTTTGGGTGAACCCAAAACTGTTCCGCTAACGACTCAATGGTGCGCCACTCACACCCGCCATCCCTAGTCGGAATCCTGTCAGCAACAAACTCCGCTATGTCACCCCCGGACTCAATAAACCTTTGCTTAGCCCAATAGTCCTCAGCCTGCCTGGCAATCCGCCGATGGTTACGAATCTGGTCAATGTGCGAGAAATGTTCCCGAGCAAGCAACCCTTCGTCAATACCCATCTCCGCGGCCCAATCAAAACAGTGTTCCATTGTCTTCCCCTTCCTGTTCAGCCGCCCACCGCAACCGGCCCTCAATAATCGGCAAATACTCCTCCGTCAATTCAACACCAACAAACTGGAACCCGTCAAGCAACGCTGCTTTACCCGTAGACCCTGAACCCGTGAACGGATCAAGCACTGTGCCCCCTGGTGGTGTGACCAGTTTGATGAGGTAACGCATTAGGGCTGTTGGTTTGACCGTGGGATGGAAATTCTTTGCCCCCGAAGTCCTGCCAGCCCCAGCGCGAGGCGAATCCATACCGGCAGACCCTTCCACCCGATCCACCATCTCACCGGCGCTAGTGGCTTCCAGCCCCTCCAACCCCTCATTCCGGTCACGCTTAGAAGCCTTCGCCACATAAAAAAACCGTGAAGCCCCACCACTGTCGTTGTGTGTTGAGCCGTAAGCCTTGACCCGACTTCCACCAACGGCTAATGAGTTTCCAAGATACCCTCCAGATTCCGTTGGCTTGCTCACGCTCACCCCTGACTGTTCGTCCAGCAACCCAGCCGTCACCTCATCAAGAATCACATTCGCAGGCCAACGACCCTGAACCGTTTTAGAAGGCAAATCTTGCGGTTTCCATTCGTCGTCATGCATAACGCCCAAAGACTTCATGCCAGAAATATTCCGCGACTCCGTCCCAATCCTGCTGCGGTCAATGTTCAACCCACCCACACCCCACGTGAGAACATTCTCCGCAACCGTCACACCCTTCCCAAACGGTTTACGCCCCACCACCACAGGCTCAAACGCAGGCTTCAACGCAGTACCCCACCCCTCCCACTCCTTCGCTTCGGAGGTGATTGCTTCTGACGAATCCATGACGGGATTTTCATCGCCAATCTTTGACCAGTTATCGTCATTCATGTTGCCGTTCTTGTGAAGGCCACCACTAGCCGGCACTTTCTCACGCTCCACCCCAGCCTTCTTATCTATCGCCTTCGAAACATCCAACGACTTAGGAAAACCCGACCCATAAATCCACGCAATAGAATCCCGCAACTCAAACCCAGCATCCTCCACAGCCACCGCCAACCTATGCCAAGTACGCGACCCACCAAACGCCAAAATGTGACCGCCCGGCTTCAACACTCGCAAACACTCCAACCACACCGCAGGATCGTAAGCAATACCCGAAGAATCCCAAGACTTCCCCATAAACCCCAACTCATACGGCGGGTCAGTCACCACAGAATCCACCGAATTATCCGGCAGGTGCTTTAGCACTTCCCGACAATCCCCATGAAACACCCGAGCCCCACCAACCACAATCACCGGCTCCATCACCAAGCCTCCTTCGGCTTATACAAATTAGCCATCGCCCACGAATGCCTCAAACCCTCCGGCATACCCCCAGCCTCCTCAAACAACCGCACACAACACGGCGTGCAATAGAGAATCTGCAAATTGTGCTCCGAGCAAACAGGTTGCGGCGAATAAACCGGCTCAATCACTTGCACCCGAACTCACCCGCCCTACACTCAAAATGCTCATCAAGGTCATGCAAATCCCGCACCCAATCCCGAGGCTTCCCAACAGCACGATCCCTACGCACCAGCTCCCAAATGCCCTT